TTGTATTAACAAATACAACGATATCTGTTGAGTTCTTGCGCATCTTCTTGAACTTATCCTTAACAGAACCGATAGCCATTGCAATAGCCATCTGGAAGGAGTCAACAGGTGTCTCAGGTGTGATCGCTGAACTGTTGGTCTTGAGTGAGTTATAGAATGTATCTGTTACATCACTCTGAAGTTCTTTAAGGAATGCATCGTCTGTCTTCTGAACAGCTACTTCCTCGCCATAAAGAGCAACATCCTCAATAGTTACTGCCTTTGCATACTTCTTGATTGAAAGTTCTCCGAAAAGGCTCTCTTCTACTGTTGCCTTTGAATATGGAATCACTGCTCCTGCAGGTACTGCGCCATCTTCAAGGTCAACTGAAGCTGTGTAAGATACAAGCTTAGTTCCATTCTCTTTTTTGATAGGTCTTGCGATTCCAAGAATATCTCTCAGAGCCTCAATACTATCTGTAAAACGTGATACAAAATCAACTTCTCTTGCTGTAATGTCTGTGAAGACATTAGGAAGTGCTGATCTAGGGTCAGTCATGGTTTCTACTGTATTTGCCATAATTATCCATCCTTTCTCGTCAGATACTCCTTCCAAGCCTGTTGCCTTTCAGTAGTATCTTTGATTGCTTTTATTTCTTCTTTTGTCTTGATTGTTCCACCGCTATTGATAGGTGGGTTTGATACGTTTGCCCCCTGTTCAACATTTGTAGGAATGAAATCTGCCCATTCCTCTTTGATTGATTTCTTGAGTGCATCTGCATCCTTGATTTTTCCATCTTCAATTTCAAGCGAATCAATGTCTGAAACCTTAACTACAGAATCAATCCTCTTATCAGATACTCCTACCTCTTTGAGCAGTTCTCTGAATGCTTTGGTCTTTTCTGCTTTTGTTTCTTTGGCTGATATATCGTCCTTATAGGCTTTGAATTCTTCCTTCAAGGCATCATATTTGACCTTGTAAGGGTTCTTGCCTTCTGTTTCTTCAGCCTCTTTCTTGATAGACTCTAGTTCCTTCTGAGCCTTCTGTAGTTTCTTTGTTGATTCCTCGTCCGATGTCTTATACTTTTCTATCTCTGCTTTAAGTCCACTAATTGTTTCCTCATTTGCTTCGATAATTGCGTTAACCTGTTCTTCGGTTAATCCCATACCCATTAGGTACTTTCTTGATAGTGCCATGCTCTTTCTCTCCTTTTCTTCGGCTATCTGTTCTTCGATAGTTAGATTCAAAGCAAAAGAGCCAATAGATACACGCTGATATTGTCAGCGCATATTTATTGGCTCTTCGTTTGTGCCTTGCTATTCAATTCACTAAACTAAATATATTAAATTTTAAGTTTATTGTCAATCACTTTGTGTTTACTCATATTCACGCATCCTGCAGGTATGCTTTGAATATATCTATATACTCCTGCTGATGATTCTCTACTGCAGGTCTGAGGAATGGCTGTTCCTTTGTCTTGGATGTTCCCACCTCGACATATGGAGCATATTCTACATTCGTTCCTATATAGGCATATTCTTCATCGCTGTCATGTGATATGCTGTTTCTGAGGTTTCCTGTGTCTACAGGACAGTATTGCTTTGCATATCCTTCAGCTTGTAGTCCCACAGCTTCAAGAGCAGTAGCAACTGCTGTCTTGACAGCCTGTATGATAGCATCTCTGTTATCTGATCTGATTTCTAAATCCATATTAACTCCTATCTGAGAAGAACTCAGCCCAAAACGGTTCTTCTTTATCAAATATCTCCTTTTGCTCCTTGGTCAGCTTGTGAGGATAGTCAGCAAATAAGTTGAATGTGGTCTTTTTGTCAAAACTAAATATTATGACTCCAATATCTTCATCGCCCATATCAAGCCACCATATTTCTTTGTTGTTATCATTTTGATACCAATTATTTTTCATGTCCCTTATTACCCTTTTTCTGTTTATCAGGTTTTGTATTCATGTATCCTAATGCATTTTTAAATTCTTCATTTTTCTTTAACGAATTCACGTCAACAAGATAGGTTTTTTTCTCATATATTTTCCCACGGAATCTGTCAACTGTCTTTCTGGCTTTAAACCTATTTACGAGAGTATCAGTAACTGTCTTCTTTACTTTTCCCAAAGTTGTATTCACTTCTTTTTCAAATGGTTTCCATCCATTAGAATTTTTACTTTGCAATTCAAGATATTCCAATCCTCGTTCTGCTGTTCTTCTCACTATGGCTTCATGCCTTCCTACAACAAGAATATATTCTTTATTTTCCTCAATATTCATTAGCATTTTTGCTGTGTCAGATGCCTGTTTTTTTAAACTATACTCTATTATATTAGCATCTGCAACAGACAATATTTTCTTCCAATCGCTACTAAATACCTCTTGACTTCCTCCTCCTCTAAAATCTGTGATATCATATCCCATTTTGTTGGCACAATATGCCACTGCCAGAGAAGCGCATGAACCCCCTGTTTCGTCCCCTCCTGCTAGTTTTTTGATTATTTCATCTTCAGTCAATGGTTTAGTCAGTTCACTTACCACCAAATGCTCAACCTTATAATCCTTCATGTCTTGCATTAAAGAATTGTAATCTTCTTTATGATTAGTATGTTGTGCTTCGTCTTTTGTTTCTCTTGCTATATCTGATTTATCATCTGATGGTGGTATATTCGGATTCTGCCCTGCCAAATACTGATAATCCTGTACATAGCTGTTCTTCATAGTCTGAGCTATATCATCCTGTTTGGTTATAGGTTCACTGTATGAATAGTGGCTCTCTTTCCATGCATCATAGTCATCTTCTATGCTTCGGTTCTGTCTCATGGACATATCCCTATCAAATCCCTTTAATACAGGAACAAGAGTGCATCTACAGTTATATACAAGGAATCCTTCGGCTTCTGGGTCAGCAGGATATGCTATCTCATAGCCTTCCACTTGGAACTTTTCTCCAACAGGGACTTTCTGCCCATCTAATATACGATGTTCATGCCTTGTTCTGTCATCTATCGTTGCAAGCCATTGCTGTTCCAACTGAATACCCATGCTCTCAGCTCTCTCATATGCATCTACTCGCCCTGCATTCTGAACCCCTGTTGTCATCGTCCTTGCATTTCGGATGGCAACCTTCCTGTCACTCTCTCCGACTGTAGTTGCAAGCCTTGTGGCTATTTTACCGATGGACTCCCCTTGAAGGATAGACTGTTGCATCACAGACTGCACCTGCTTCTTATCCCATGCCACTTGTTTTCCCATAGCAATCTTTTCTGCTGTCTTCTTGCCATAGTCATGCCAATGCTTAGTCTTATCATTATACAGTCTTGCTACTGCATCACGGTTATATAGAGTGTATGACGTGTCTACCTTCGACACCTGTTCTACTTGGAAAGTGGCATAGTTATGATTGATAGCATATACATCAGGCATAGTGTTATAAGCTATAGACTTTGCTATCTGGGCAGTATTGGCAAGGTCTTCTGCTACACTTGTCTTCATCTCTTCCCATCTCTTGCCTATCATGATCTGACCGATTCTCCACTTGTCATATTCTTCCTGTGTAATCTTTCCATCAAGTACAGCCTGTGCCTTAATCTTATCTTTTGTGGCAAATCTCTTCATGTAGTCATCAAGTTTAGTCTTTATTTCCTTTTCAGCCTGCGCATATTCCTTGGATATTCTCTTTTCAAGTGCTTTTAGGACCTTTTCTGTTTCTTCATGACCTTTATCCACTTTAGCCATTCATTTATTCCTCGTTCTGAGCCACCTCTGTGCCATTTCCTGCCACGTTCTCTTCGTTAGTGGCTATTTCCTCGTATTCTTCTGCTTCTTCGCTATATCGCCCTATCTCGTCAGCCTCCATCTGATTTACTATATCCTCTGCAAGGTCTCCATCTCCAAGGATAGTGAGTATCTTGGTTGTGATATAGTCCTCTGGAAGATATTGAGCCGATGACAGCACGTTCTGAATCTCCTCTGTTCTGTTAACTATCACGGACCTTGTGAAAGTAGGTACATCCTCGACACCTGCAAGCAGGAGCATCTTATCTATAAACTCTCTGATGCAGTTCTCAAATTGGTCAGCCTTGGAGTTAAGCTGTTCATATGATGCTTCTATCTGTGTTGCTGTGATAGCTCCATTTGCTATGTTCTTTGTATCGAGTGCCTTGGCATCTTCGTACAGGTCTGCCCTCAGAGTAGCAAGTAATGCCTCTCGGCTCTGATATGGTGCTTCTAGGTTATGCGAATCTGCTGTCACATCATCATCCACCTTGGCAACGTGCATTGTTTTCATTCTCTGAACAAACTCAGCCATATCTACGTCAGACATTCCAGATGCATTGGCAAGTGTCCAATATACATAAGAGCCATCATCTACGTTATTGGCATATCCGTTCTTGATAAGATCATAGCAGTCGATCTGCTGTCTGAGTCTTACAATCTCGCTCTGATGCTGTGGATTTCCCCATAATGGAACTATAGGAAATGCAGGATAGTTCTCTCCATCATATATTTCCTCACCATCTGCTACAGATACCCTTGCTTTTAGGATATATGGTCTCTTTGGATGCAGAATCTGACCTGCCTTTTGGTCTCTCTGCCCCCATATTATATCTGTATAGCCATCTAATTCATATAGTGTGGCTCTTAGTGGCTTTGTCTCGTCTATCTGCCAGAACCTAACACCTGCCTTCATACCACCGTCTTCTTCATCATACAGAGGCGCATATTCCATGACACCAAATGGATATACCTTGCCCATATTGTAAAAGCCGAAAGATACACCACCACTCAGAGCCATGTGTCCCAACTCCTGCATACGATAGTCGAAGTCTTCTCCTAGCTTGCCCTCTGCTTTTCCGTCCTTCCATGTGATTCCGTTTCCAAGAGAATACTGATTCTCCTGTGTGATAAACCGATTGAAGAAGCCTGATACCATTTTGTAGTTAGATGAGAACTGATCTGGAATCTTCTGCCCTGTCATTGAATATAGGAATTTCTGATACTCTCTGATGGTCCTGTTCAGTCCTCGGTCATATTCATCAGCCACTACTGCGGTTCTGTACAGTTCAGATGCCTTATGCTGATCTATGACCTTTTTTATAAAATTGATGAGGTCTTCATCCGTTCTTGGAACTTCCAATAAATCTTGATATGTTAACATTTTCCTCTCCTTTATCTTTGATGAGTTACTAGTCTCATTGTTTTAACGAAATATCTTGATGCATCCATAGCATGGTCATCTATCTTTATTGGTCTCTCCTCGCCTTCTGAATCATCCCATACATAGCCACCTGCCTCTTTTATCCAATTCGGCATTGATGGTCTTAATATCTTTACTCTGCCCATTTTAAAGGCAACAGCAGTCTCTCTTATGCCATCTAACACAGAGTTATCTGCCTGTCTTACCTTTGCCCACTTCTGCTTCTTCAGTAACGCTATAAACGATGAAGCAGATGGGTCTATGATACATTGTATCTTATCCACTATAGGTCCATATATGGTTCTGACAGGGTTCTCCTGTATCCATTCCCATATATCCTCTATCCATTCGTTTAGGTCATCCATGTATTCTTGGTCTGTCTTCTGTACCCCTGTGTCACGTCCAGAGTAGTAGTATTCACGTTCTCCATACCATACATCCCCTCTCTTGCTCCATAGGATGGCTGAGAAGGCATTCATTGTTCCATAATCAATAGACACAACATACTGACTCGCATTGATATCTGGTAGGCTGTCAACTATGGCATCTTGATACATCGGATATATGAGTCCTTCAGCTAATGCCCACTTACCAAGGATGTATCTGTCATAGTAGACTGTACCTGCATATTCTGCACAGAGGTTGTCAATAAACTCCTGCGATAAGAACGGATTATCAAATATGGTATACTGCTGATTGAATATATCAGCATCCGAATCTATGAATTCCTTCAGCCAATGATTAGGACTCTCTGGGTTCAATGCTCCATCAAAACATGAATATGGCTTATCAAGACGTGATTTGAGCAGTTCAAACACCTCTGGATTCCAATCTGCTACCTCATCCCCATAGCAGTATTTGATTGATGCGCCTCTCAGCTTCGATACTTGCG